AAACGAGTCCGTTAAAAATGTACGAACCTGTATCCACGTATCTTTCAGTTTCTTCAATGTCAGATGCAAGTTGAGTGAAGTCATCTCCAATCTCCTTTACAATGTCTTTCAAAAAATCCATTAAATAGTTTTCTCCTTTAGTGCTCTGTCCTCTTTTACTCCTTTCAAAAGATGATATAATCTTGCATCACCGCCAAGTGAAAGTGCTGATACAATAATCGCCAAATCTTTATCGTTAATAGGTAATTCCATTAGGAAAAAAAGAGTTCTAGGTTTACAGTTTTCTCAACGTTCCACCCAATCGCATCAAGAATGATTTTGAGTGGTTCCAAGAAGGCTTTGTCAAATTGTAGATCATAATCTATGTACTTGTCAAGACCGATCTCGTGAGGAAAGTCCTGAATAAACGAAATAATATTCTCATGAATAATATTAGGTTTTTTCAGATAGCAGAATTTGATTTTTTCACCATTCTGAATGAGAGAATACTTATTGTCTAACTTATGTTGTTTGACATAATGGTTATACAATAATGCACCACGTATATGTATGGGAGTTCCTTTTGCATAGATTGTAGAATGTGCTTGATACTTGACAACATTAGTTGCTGATCTAGGAAAGGCTATTTCCTCTGGTGGAAGTGTCTTAAACTCCTTACGTGACTTGTCAATAAAGTCAATCACGTCCTCCTCAGTGCCATTCATCATAAGTTTGAGAGCATTTTTAATCATCTCTCTACATGGTGCAGGAGTTGAGGATTTGACTGCCTCAATACCCATCATCTTAAGTTTGGGTTCTTCATATCGAACACCCTCACTATCCCATACATTTAGGATGTATCTCTTCTTAGCAGTCCAGATGCCACGTTCTGCGATGTTCTCTCGCTTCATCTGCATCTTTTGGTCGTAGGCACTCACGTAGTCGGCCAACGCTTGATAAGAACTCTCAATATACGGCTCAAATTCCATCTCACAGATCTTATTAAGGAACGTGACAACGCCCTCATTAGTTTTCTCTCTGCCTTTGTATACACGGTCAACCAAAGGACCAAGATTAAGGTAGATAGAATCAGTATCCGAAGCAATAACATAATCAATATCCTCAGTTTTTAAGATCTTATTGATCTTTTGGTTCATCTTGTTCTCTATCCAACGAATGGATACTTGGCCAGACAAAGTAATTGCTTCTGCATTAGCGAGTTTGTAATAGCGGAAGTACTGATTGCCGATAGCACCATAAGCACTGTTAAGAGATATCTTTTTCGCCATCTGTATATTGTTGCATCTGGCAATTTCTTTACTAAGAGAAAGAGATGGAGTCTTCTCATAAGCTTGTTTGGCATCTAACATCCTCCTTTTAAATACTACTCTATCACCATACATCTTATCCATCAACTCTGGCAGAAATCCACGCACATCCTTTCTGTACTGTGCTCCATTGGCACAAGTAGCATACTCTGGATTAAAGTCATCTACCTCTTCATTTAAGATCCTTTCAACGCTCGAACTGGGATGTCGAGTCTCCCTGAGGGTCTCTGGGGAAATGTTATATTGCATAATAAGATGAGGGTACAGACTATTGAGGTCAAAACTAACCACCCAATCATACTTTCCTGGTTTCGGTTCCTTGACATAAGCACCTGCGTAT